ACTTTCCAAGGTAAAGTTAATGCCTTAGTAAAAGAAGGTTATCCTGAAGAAAATGCAAAGAAAATTGTAGGTGCTTTCGTAAAAGGAGAAAAGAAGGCTTCTGAAGGTGGAAGTGTAGGAGATGGAACTCTAAGCACTGAAACTGATGGTGTAAGTAATGCAGTTCATAATAACAAGAAAATTATAAAAGGAAAATTTTGTCCTCATTGTGGAGAAATACCAGATAGTGGTGCAAAGATTTATCAACCAAATTCAGCAGCATCAGGAAAACATTGTGTAAGTTGTGGACAACACACACCTCCACATAAACAAGCAGAACAAAAAATTAGAAATGCAAAATTAACAAAACATCATTCAGAAGAGGAAGACGAAGAAGCAAGAGATCATTCTAACTCTGATGGAGATTCACATTCAATGTATAATCAAGATGTAGGTAAAAGTGAGTTACCTTCAGGTGGTGGTTATTTTGGTGGTATAAGAGAGAATATTGAAGGAACAATTAAACAAGGTGGGTTAAGAGAAGAGGAAACTAATGAAATAAGAAGAGATGCAGAAGATGAAAAAGAGAAAGAGAAAGAGGAAAAATCCTTAGAAAGAGCAGAAAAAGGAAGACATGGTGCAGATTTTTATCTCCCTAAAAGAGGAAATAAAGTAGAAGAAGACCCTGATAAAGTAGAAAAAGAATCATCTGTTCAAGATGGAAGACCTGATGTAAAGCCTATGAAACAGATAAAACAATCATTAACAGAAGCAATAAAAAGACAAGGTATGATTTTAGAAATAAATAAATTAAATTCTATTTTAAATAAATTCACAGTTACCGAGGTTGGAGAAACTCAAGGTGATGGAAAATGTGTAAACTGTGGTAGAGATCATAAAGCAGCAAACCAAAAATTAGAAGATGATTATAAAAAACGAACAGGTAATTCAAGTATGACACGAGCTCCTGCAGGAGGATGTCCAACTTGTGGAAGACATGTTGGTTATACTGCTAGAAGATATGGTGGTGGTGATAAACAAGGTCACAGATTTCATGGAATGACTGGTAAAAGAATAAGAGATCCTTCTGCAGCAGATTATGATCCTAATGTTCACGCTAGTAGTAAAGCCTAAAACTATATAAATCTGGCATAATCTTTATATATGCACATATTTAAATATTTATAATAACATGACTCTAGAAGAACTCAAGAAGGAAGAGCACGAAGAACGTGAAGCAACCGAAGAGAAGAAAGAGGAAGAAAAAGAATCTAAAGAAGAATCTAGTTCAGAAGAAACCAATAAATCTTTTGATCAAGCAATCTTGGAAACTTTAACAACTCTTACAGATCATGTAAAAGCACTTTCTGAATCTCAAGCAGATCTCGAAGAAAGAGTACACAAAGCTCTAGAAGAGAAACCTGAGACACAGTTAGAACTTCAACCAGCTACTTCTGACTCAGAAGATATTGGTGCTGAAGTAACTGTACCAGATACTATGCAATCTAATTCTATTCAAGCAGGATTAGATGACGATAAATCTGGTGAAGAAAAACCAGAATCAGATGATAAAGGTCTTTCAATGCAGGAAAAAGCAGAGAAAGTTAATTTTGACTTTACCACTGAAACACCAAGACCAAGTGCAGCAATCGAGAACGTAAACAAATCAGATTCAACATCTGAATTGAATATGATCTTGAAAGATGCCAGAGAAGGTGGATATGATGGTTTATCTAACGTCGCAAAAAAGATCATGAAAGGTGACTATTACACTCCTTCAGAAGAGGAGAGGTGGTTCTAAAATGGTACAAATCAAAACTATTGACGAACTAGAAGCACTCTACTACGGCTACAACCGTAACCTCATCAGAAAAGCTGATGCACCAGTTGTAACATCAACCACAGGCGTTTTCAACGCAGTGTTTGGGGCTTACGCATGGGCTCAACTTAACTTAGAAGCCAACGCCTTTGGTATTTTACCAAAAGTACCTTGGGATAAATCTGGTTGGAGGGCTATAACTGCAAAGCCAAGCTTAGCAGCAGGCTCAGGAAACCACGATACTCTAGGTGGTACTGTTGAGGGAGGAAACATTGCTGATACCGTAAAGCCAACTTTACAAGAGATTGAGATCAAACCAAAAACAGCTCAGTTGCCATTCAGTGCATCTGAAGTTATGGAATGGTTAGCAACTCACAGTAAAGATGACATTTGGGGAGGACTTGGTTCACTCCGTTTGTACATGGCTGTACAGCACAAAGAATTCCTAAACAGGATGCTTTTAGCAGATGTTGAAAGTGAAGCAGCAGGAGCAAGTGGTGATCACTCAGGTCATTACAGCTTTGAAACTCTAGACAGAATCATCAGCAGTGATGCTGAAGAAGATGCCCTAGGAGGTTCACACAACGGTTATTATGACTGTTGGGCAGGCAGTGCAGCAATCGATAGAGATAGCTCCACTACATTTGACTCTACTGTTGAATCAGCTTCAGGTACTATCGGTACTAACGGTGTCCTAACTGACGATACTCTAAGAACTTTCTTACGAAAGATTAGAATCGCAGCAGGAAAAGATCCAAACGTTTTCCTAGGATCTCACGAGGTTTACTCAGAGATTCAAGGCTTATACATGCCAAGTGTCCGTATTCCAAATCCATACGGAGAGCAACTCGTACAAGTTGACGTTAACGGAATCCAAACATTCAAAGGTACTGGTGTCGGAATTCACGTAGATTCAATTTACGGAATACCATTCATTCCATCAAAAGATGCTCCAAGCAACTCTAGCGACTCATCAGAGATCGGTAGATTATTTGCACTGGACACCTCAGATGCAGAAGGATATGGTTATCCAAGAATCGGAATTCAAATCGCTATTCCTACAGAATACTATGAAGCAACACGCAGAACTCCTGCATATCCGTTCGTTAACAACGCTTTCGTTGAGAAAGGTGTTTACAGAACTATGGGAGAGACTGTATGTCGTCACTTCAAATCACAAGGAAAGATTAGAGATATTAAACTTTAGTCAAATCCAATCCCTTTTTCTTTTTTTTGATACCTTTATATTACCGAAAGGTATAGAGTAATCGTGGGAACAAAAGCATGCCAAGATAGATGTAAGTACTTTAAAGTAAAAATCCATCCAAAATTGGCTTATAAAAACAATAAATACTGTAAAATGTGTGGTGTTTTCATTCCTAATGAAAATATTGTTAGAATTAGTGGTCAAAGATGTCCATGTTGTAACAATAAATTAAGAATGGAACGTGCAAAGAGAAGCAGAAGAGTAGGCGTAAAACGCATCAGTGCTTAACATTAACGTTAATCATTGAGTTTTATTTATATACTCTTCGTGCCTGTTAAAAATTTATATTCTCAAAAATCCATATATATTTATGGCACAAATACCAGCTCTACTACCAAAAGAAGTAGAGATTCAAAGATTGAAGAAAATCTGGTTAGTAGTCATTGCTATGGGTTCTGTTGCAGCATCCGTAGAAGTTGACAACTTTGTAGATGGTTCTCTTCATCAAACATCCATAAGAGATAGTGCTTTCACTCCTGCTCACTGGTGGCTATATTCTCATTTTGTAGCTTTGCCTTTGGGATGGGGATTTGTTGCAATCTATGATAGGAAAGTTCCTATACTTAGAGGAAGAAACAACTCTATGAACACTGGTCTTAAGATGACAATACTAGGATATTTGGCTACAATGTTTACCATAGGAGTCAATGAAATGTGGCACTTTTGGTTTGTAGAAGAAATATTCGCAGTACCTAATCACTGGATGTTCAACATGGGCGTTGTAGTAGCTTTCATGGGAGCATTAGCATATGTCGTAAGAGTATATGCTAGATTGGTTGAACTTGGTGCAGAATCACCATCTGATAACCCATATGTTGCAGAAATGTATAAACAGGCTTTAGAAGGCAAACTCTACAGTAGATCCATACCTTAATTAAGTTAGCTTAGCTAAGTTAGCTAAGTTTTCTTTTTTTTATCATTATTTAACTCTTAATTAAGCCCCTATCTTTATATATAACCTTTAATCTTTTATATTATTGGCAATCACAATCGCACAGAACTCAGATCATAAGAATCTGACAGGAAAAACACTTGCTGTTCAAGCAGAGTTGACATCAAAAATTAAGACTGCTATAGTAGATATTACTTATGGTGGCTCTGACAACTATGCAACAAACGGTAATACAGTTGACCTATCTTTGGGTGGTAGAATTGATAATGTTATAGCATGTGAAATCTTGCATAGCAATAAAGGACTACTTTTGCAATATGCCCCTTCTGCTAACGGTGTAGCTAGCACAGGAAAATTAAAAGCCTATGGACAAAAACCAACAGATACCACAGGTACAGTTATTGCACTCGAAGAACTAGACAATTCAGATACAGCAGTTAACAGCATGACTGTTAGATGTAAAGTAATCGGATTCTAGTAAGGTTAATTACCCTTTCTTTTTTTATTAAAGTTTATATATGACTTGATATAACTTTAAGCATGGTAGAATATAACCACAATGTAGTATCTTTTAATTCAGATACCACAATAAAAGGCGACCACGGAGTTATTGTAAACGTATATGTTTCTAAAACAGGCTCAAGTGGATCAAAATGTGTGTTTAAGAATGGAACTACTTCATCAGGTGCAACAGAATTCACTATTTTTGCAGAATCACAAGGTACTTATGTTGGCATAAACAGAAGATTTGAAGAAGGTATATTCGCAGATATTACTGGTGATGCTGAATATACAGTGGTTTTTAAGTAGCAAATTTAAATAGGAAGAATATCTTATAAAACACATGGGAACATATTGTACAGTAGCAGATGTATCAGATTTTTTACGTGTACCTATAACTGCAACGACCACTCCTAACAAGGCACAGGTCGAGAAGATAATTACACGGAAGGAAGATGAATTAGACCGAAGAATAGGTCATACTTTTGGCAGAAATAAAACATCAGAAGAAATTCATGATTTACCATTATTATATACTTATGGATGGGGTACTCCACTATATTTGAAACACAGAAATTGTAGAGATTTAGATTATGATTCAGGAGATAGATTATCAGTTTGGTCAGGTGCAGGAGGACAATATGATGACATTCTGCAAGACTCTACAGATCAATGGTATGAGTTTGAACCTTTGTATGGAAGAATCTTCATGCGTGGTTATATCTTTACAATACTTAGAAAAAATAGAATTAAAATTAAATACAGATACGGTGATGCAGATGTACCATCGGATGTTTCTGATGCTTGCATAAAATTAGTTGCAATAGATTTACTAAACTCTAGTTTTAGAATGGATATTTTACCAGTAGGTTCAAACGGTGCTGATCTCCAAATGTCAAAATCTGATTGGAGAGCAGATATTGAGAACTGTATTGAGAATCGTCAAGAATTCTTCTTTATACCATAATGGCAAATGGTGATTTTATTGACACAGGTGGTGTCAGTGGAAAAGCATATTCAAGAAGACCATACAAATCAGTTATACCTAAAGATGATATAGTGGTAGAAAAATTAAAGCAGAGAGATATACCAAAAAAACAAAAAGCATTATACACAAAATATGTACAAATCATGGTTAAAAAAATAAACAGGGAGATTTATGATAGATTTAAAAACACAGCAGGGATTGATTTTATTCCAATTTATTGTTATTATGATGCTAGAACAAAAACAATAAGGTGTAAGGTAAGAGATGATTTTATAAATTCATTTTTTAAAGTGGAGATTAGTTTTGCAGAATGGTTATCAAAGAAAAGAAGATTCAAAAAAAGAAGAAAATTAGAGGCTTATCTAAATCCAAACACAGAAGGTAAACAAGGAAAAGATTTTTTTAGAAAATCACCACACCTTAAAGAAGACAAAAAAGAATATATTAAAGAAATGGAAGAACAAGGAAAGTTTCACGAATTTTCTAATCTTCCAAGAAAAGCTATTAATCGTCAAGGACAGTTCATAATGAAAGGTGTATCTCAATTTGAAACGAAAGGCAAAATAATGAAAACCAAAAAAGGTGATGTCTTTGAAGTATTTCAGGCTTTCAACAAACCAATAGACTCTAAAGCATTAAAGGAGTTATTTAATCCTGACAACGAAGATGTTTTGTGGGGAGGAGACTCTTTTGTTAGGTATGTTAAAACAAGAGGAGTATCTCCTAAAATATATAATAAAGTAATGAAAAAAGTTATGGAAAAAATGTGGGATGATTTCAGTCAAATAGACACAAGAGAATTAACAGAGTCAGGATTACAACAATATTCAAGTGATGCAAGAAGTGAACAACCTATAAAATTTCCAAATATAGAGAGAATAAAAGACTGGTTTTTGAAAGAAGGAATATATAATGTTGACAGAAGGGGAGATGTTGCAAACCATTATTACACGATAGAAAGATTTAGAAATTTAAAATCAAACACTCAAAGAATGAACTTCATAGATAGAGCTGTATTTTTAATAGCAAACTCAATTTATATGAAAAACAGTGGAATTGAGCCATATACTAAGAAAGGAACTAAGAGAAAGTTTGCAGGAAAGAAAGCAGGAATAAAGACGGCACGGAGATACAGAAAATTCTCAAAACAAAGAAAGAAATATTCAACTGAGAGAACTAAAAAGTATGACGAATGGAGACAGGATAATAGAAGAGATGCAGCAAATTTCAAGCGTTCAGATACGAGAAGGAGAAGACAATCTTAATAAAAGAGTATTTATATAAAATATCATGGCATCTACAATGTACACCACAGCAGAAGACCTAAAGACTCTCTTAGAGGATAATTGGAGTCTTGGAACTACTCCTATAATAACATATGTTTGGGAAGAGAAGGCAACTGGATTTATGGATGACAGGCGTGACTTTATTCTCATTAATCCTACTAATGAAAACCCACAATATTTCAGTTTGTACGGTCAAGACTTCTTTCATGAGATTTATTGTACTATGGATATACACACATATCAGAATATAGAGCATAATCAAAACATAGTGAATGAGGTATTCAGGATAATAAAAGAGAATATTAGAGGCACAAATTACGTTGATTTGATGTTAATGAACTCAAATCACGATAATGACCTATATAGGAATATTTATAGACACTCAATCACATGTAGATTTAGGAAACTTAATCCATAATATTTATAAGCAAAAACACTAAGTCTTTATATGGTACGCACAGGTGCACATGGCTATCTAAAGTATGACTTTGAAACAGGTTATGCCTCAGGAGGCACAGCAAACAAGAAATTTGGTCTTCAGGATAGACTATCAAGCTTTACTACAACCAATAATAGAATAAATTTACCAGAACTTAATAGTAATCTTTTATCTGATTTTGCATATGGACAGCAAAATATATCAGCATCAGTATCATTCGTTTTATCAAATCCTTGGATTTTTGGATCAGTTTTGGGAGCACCAACATCATCAACAGAATCAGGTTCATTGAAAAAACACCAATACCCTGCAACATCAGGATTACCAAAAACATCAAGAACTTTATTGATGGAGGTAGGATTTGATGGAGCATCTGCTGACTTGGTAAGAACAATAAAAGGTGGTTTAGTTAACTCACTTTCATTTAGTGCATCAGTAGGTGGACTTGTGGAAGGTACAGCAGATATGGCTTTTGGAGAAGAGACAGCACCAAGCACATCATTAGGAAGTGCACCAACAAAACCAACTCAAGAATTTCCTTATACTTTTGCACACGCAGAATTAAGATTCGGTGGAAACTTAGTTGCACAATGTCAAGAAGCAAGCATTTCATTAGCACAGAACAGTGAATTACTTTATGGATTAAATTCTCATCATGCAGTTGATTCATACAAAAGAGTATTAGATATAACAGGTTCATTCAGAGCATCATTCGTAGATAAAACATTGTTAGAAAAAGTATTAGAACAAATTAAAGCAGGAACAAGTTCAGGTACATACAGTGAAACCGTAGGTGGTTCACCAGAATTTAGACTCATATTCAATAAAACCAACAGTATTGCAAGCAATGGTACTTTCACTCCAAGTGATGAATCAATAGAAATAACATTGACAGGTCTTTCTATCACTGATTTAGGTATATCAGGATTTGAACCAGTAGAACCAATTTTTGAAGAAATTAACTGGCAAGCCAAAACAATTACAGTTAAAGCCTACAACACACAAGCAGCAGAAGAGTAAGATTTTTATATAATCTTCGGCTAGTATTCTTGTGGCAATCAAAACCTTTGAAATTGAATGGGAAGGAGCTACTCAAACTGTAGAGTTTGAAGATGATATAACTTTCGGAGAGTTAGAAAACATTCTGAATAAATGTTTGGACTTGACAGAAGTAAACAAGCCTAAAGTAAACATACCACTCTATAGGCAACTCATTTCAAGCACAGTTATTGTGAAAGCACCATTTCCTGTAAAGGATGTGACGGCAATTAGAAATCTTAAAGCCAGTGTAGCCAAAAAAGTCATGCAGGAGGTCATGAAGTCCTACCCTTTAATGAAATATATGGAAGAGTGGGTGGAGACGTTCGTTGGAGAGATAGACGAAATAGAAAACAATCTTCAATCTACTACTTCTTCGCAAGGGAATTCGGTTGGACAAAAGACCAAGTAGATTCACAGCCTTGTAGTTATTTAGATGACTTGATTTACGAGTATCGTGAAGAAGCCAGAAAGGAAAGAGCAAATTTAAATAGATTGAAGAAATAGTGATATATATGGCTGACGAAGATGATATGGGTACACATGAGTGGATAACTGTAGGAATGGATAAATTTTTCAAACATAAAGAGAAATTAGAGAATGAACATCATAATAAAATGATGCAAAGGTTACACGAACAAGATAAGTTAGTTCGTCAAAGAAGGCAAATGGAAGTATTGACTAGAGTACCACAGATGGGTGGTGGTCTAGGATTGGGAATGGGTTTCTTACAAAACATTGTAAGTTCAAAAATGATGGGTTTTGAGAGACTTAAAGAATTACAAAGTAAAGAAAAAACTGATATATTAACAAAAGAAGAAGCAGGAGAAAGAGATATGCTAGCAGGCAATAAAAGATCAAATTCATTATTTCAAAAATTAGATAGAACTTTCGAGAAACATTTTGGAGGAAATTCTAAATGGAATAAATTCTTTGGTGGACAAGGAAAGGCTGCAGCATTAGGTATGGGTGCAGGAGTAGCAGCAGGAGGTATGATGCTAGGAAAGGCAATCATTGATTCATCTCCTATGTTCCAACAAATGTTGAAATTACTTAACTTTGGTATTATGATGATATTAAGACCAATAGGTGACTTCTTTGGTTTCTTGTTAAGACCAATTATGATTATGTTACTTAGAAAGTTCATCATACCGTTCTATCAACAGTATCTACCTATCATGCAAGAAATGGGTGATTACATAGGAAATATTATTGCACCTGTGTTGGAAAAGATTTTGCTTGGTGTTGGAGGTATATTGAAGATAATATATGGGTTATCTCCTCTCGCTTTAATAGCTGGTCATACACAAGAATATGTTCAAGGTGGACTTGCTGACCTTAAAGAAGCATTAGGTGGAACATTAGATGCTAATGTAACAACACCAGAGATAAGAGATATAGGAACTAAGGTATCTGATAAATTAGATTCAGTTGGACAAGCTATAGAGACAGGAAAATATTCTGCAACTGGAGCAGCATTAAACAGATTGGAAAACGCACCAGAGACTAGAGCATCTAACGTTGCAATGGATGCTTTAGCAACTAAAATAAGTGATTGGACAGTATTCATGTCTAAACATTTAACAAAAGATGGATTAATGAAAGTGGGAAGATATACCACAGAAGCACATGCAGGATTGAAAGAAGGAAAGTTTTCATCTGTTGATGAAGCTATGGGATTCTTTGCACAATCAATGTTTAAAGGTGGAATTAATGCTTATGCAAAAGGTGGTATTATTAGTGAACCTGTGGTAGGAATTGGAAAGTCAGGACAAGGTTACTTATTAGGAGAAGCAGGAGCAGAGAGAGTAAGTCCTATTGGTGACACAGCAAACAATGTAACAATTAATATTTACGGTGGTGTAGATGAAGGAACTATTGGTGAATTTGAAAGAAAAGTTTTAGATGTACTTAATCGTTCTAACTCAAGGAGAGGAAACTAATGGGAACAATTTACTTAAGAAGATATGATAGAAGTGGGTCAAACAACTACATTTCATATTGGTATAAGATACCTATCTTTGATGATTTTAATATAGATTTTAATTCTCCTGTATCTCCTATGCCTTTACCAGAAGAGGATGATGAAGAACAAATACTTGTGAAAGTAGAAGGTAACTCTGCTACTGTTACAGTTAGTTGGTTAATTAAAGAAGAATCATCTAACATGGGTGCAGCAAACACTCCAACTTTTTCATGGGGAACAAACATTAGAACTACATGGGAACAGGTGGCTTTCCTACAATCAAAGTTTGTACCAAAATCAGTTGATGATAATTTTGATATTTGTGTTGATGCAGATGATTCTGAAACAGGAATATTCACGGCTAACGCAGATTTTGACTTTAAGAAAGCAGGAACAATATCTAAGGTAAATTTCAGAATACCAAGTAATGAGCCTGCAACTGTTAGAGCATCACTAACATTTACTGTAGGAAATGTAGTTACTGCATACGCATTAGATGTAGCCTCTCCTCCTAAAGACTTTGCCGTGACATCAACAACATCAGGAAGAATGGATGCAAGTTGGTCAGCACCAAGAACAACAAATGGAAGTATTAAATATAATTTATATTATACAAAGCGTGGAACTACAGTTAAATTTGATGAGCCTCTGATAAATGCAACATCTATTCAAATAACTGGTTTCACAACAGGAGATATTTGGGATGTATATGTGAGAGCAATTAATACTACAGATAATAGTTTAGGAGAAAAATCACCTACGTTAGAGGTGACAATCGCTTGACCAAAAAGACTGCAAAACTTATAATCCAAAAATCAAGCACAACTCATGAGGTAAAAATACTCAAGGCAGTTGTCAGAAAAGAAGGAAAAAGAACTGTAGATACAGCAGAATTCAAATTATCTTCTTCGGTAGATGTCAATGAGAATGACCGAGTAAAATATATTCAAGATATAAATGACGTTACAAACTTAACTGCAGTATATAATTTTCAAGGAAATACAAAAGATGAAGGTGGCTATGACTTAGACGGAGATGACAGTCATGATGGAGTAGTAAATCCTTCAAGTGATATAACAGTCAGTTCAAAAGATTTTGAAAACATATCATCAGTTTCTCCAAGATACTATATGAATTATGGGATAGTATATACTGGAACTAAAACAACCATATCAAATAATTCAAAATTTGATTTTTCAAAACAATTTGATATTATCTGTAGTGGTTCAAGTAGAGTAGTTTCAGGAGGAAGCAGTGGTTCTGTAGGAGACAAAAAGATATTCTTTAGTAAGATGGATTCTTCAGGAAATGGTATAGAAGTAGGAATAATAAAAAATTCAGTGGGATTTGATGATTTTTGGACAGGTTATGCAAGGGTCAGATTCAATTCAACGGAAAGAGAATACAAACAATCATGGTCATATAATTCATCAAACTCTGCAGTAGAAGGAAAACTAAAACAAGCTCATGTTCCTTTCACATTAAGGCTTTGGAGAGCAGAAGATAATCTTTTAAGATTTTCTTTTAATAGTTATGAAGACGGTTCTTGGTATAATGGTTCTACATCACTAAACAGTAAGACTTTAGATACTACAAATTCATCTTCATCTGACACTCCTACACCTCCACATACTCTTGCAAATACTCAGGCTATATGGATAGGTGCAGGAAGAGATGGTTCAAATAATGCTACAAATACATGGGATGGTATAGCATTTCAGTTAAAAATATACACAGGAGGTTACTTAGATTATAATGACTCTGAATTATTACAAATGAGTGCATCAACTCCCACAACCATGAAGTTTAACGGTAAAGTATTTTCAATAAAAGACAACACTAAGAATAAAATTGTGAACTGTAAAGGAGACGGTGAAGTTATTTTGAATTATTCTTTCAATTCATCACAATTTGATAACTCCACTCCTAACGATTCATCTTATGTGACAAGAGTTTCAGTAGATGGTACAAAGAAAAACATATACGCAGCAGGCTCTACAACAGATGATATTATGAAATCTTTAATAGCATTAGCAGATTCATCATTTTCTTTTGTTGTAGGAACAGGTGCAGGCACTCATACAATGGTGGGAAATTTAGTTGCAGAAGGCTCATTCTTAGCAAATGTGAAGACAATTTTGAACGGAATGTCAGATTCTTCTTTTTGGTCTAATGGTAGGAAGACATTCTTTTTAGAGAAATCTGCAGGAATAGCAACTGGAATAAAATATACAAGTAATCAAGGAGATGAGAGTAGAAGTGTTAGGATATTAGAAATGGGAAAATCTAATAACTATCTTGTTAACTCAGTGGAATTGATTGGGAGACAGTCAACAAAACATAGGTTTGAAAACGCAGGAACAGTATCAAACGGTACAGTTAAAACATTAAACTTTCATCCTGTAAATATGAGAATAACAGATGGTTCAGGAAATATTCTTATACAGGATTCAGATTACACTGTTAACTATGATGAGAGAAAAATAACATTCTCAGGCAGTAAATCAGGTGTTGTTGTTGAATATGATTATGAAGACGTATCTTCTTCTTCAGATGTATATTATTTGGGTAACAATACATCATCAATTAATACATACGGTGAACATTATAAGAGATTCTTTGTACCACAACTTACTCATAGAACAGATTTTCAAAGATTAGCGAATAAATTAGTATCATCTACAGAGGGTGACGGTGTAACTTCTGAGAGATACCAGATAGAATTACCATATCTAGCAAATAATATAAGAGAAAACCATAAGGTAAAAGTTATTAATAAGAAAACTGGTAGTTCAGGCACAGATTTGGTAATAAAGCAGATAGAATGGCATTATCCTTCATCTAAAACCATCATTCAGGTAGGAGAAAACTTAATAGATGGCTTCGATTTAGAGCAGTCAGATTCGTTAACTTTATCTAGTAGCATATCTTCCATTCAGAAGACCAAGACTTAATAATAATATTTAAATACTACAACTAGATAAAAATAGCATGATTACACTAGTAGAAGGCAATGGAAATACAGTCCCAGAAACCATTGATCCACAAAACAACATATGTGTAGTTTTAACAAAAACTGACGGTACTAAACACTGGTTCTATGGTAAAAACATCGTTACAAATGACGGTGATATTTACTATGCAAAAAGAGCTTGTGGCGAAACCCCTGCATCAAACGAAAACTTTGGAGCAGTAAGTGGTGGAGCAGGAGCAACTTGTATTCTACAAAACCCATCAAGTGCTGACACTGTAGCAAAAACTGATGCTTACGGTCAAGTTTCAAACCCAATCGTTACATCAGGTGCACAGAAAGATTGTACTTCTGGCTATCCAAAAACAAACGACTCTGAAACAGATAACACTGGAAGAGGAACTGACGTAGTAACATACAAGTTTTCATGGACAACATCTCAAATTGACACCTCATCAGGAAATGCAATTACTGGTGGTTGTATTGTTGATAAAGCAGCAACATTAGGTGGCAGTGTTAAGATTTTAACACACTGGAATTTCTCAAGTCCATCAAGTTTCCATAAAACAAGTACTGATACTTTGACACTTTACGTTAATCACACAATGAATGGAGTCTAACCATGACTAAAAGGATTACAATGGGAGGGGTATTCAACCTATTGGAAAAGTTGAATATGAAATTCCCAAATGGCAGAAGTGGACTGGATGACAAAATTCAATTTAACGAGAAAGTAAGTTTCAAACTCTCAAGTTCGGATGGTAGTGTTCTCCGAGGTAAGTGAGTTAGATGGCACGTAAAGCTATCTATAAGCACGCAACTCAGGTAGATACATCTTCCTACCCAGATGATGGGTCAAGCCCTGTTGGTTCAAATGAATGGAACGAAGCTCCTGATGCACAAGGCATGTTGGGATTTTCTCCACAAACTTCCACAGTTACTATATCTAGTGGTACTTTAACAGTAACAGATTCAGTTACAGTTGCAGATGCAGAAGGTTCAGGAACATCAGATACAATAGATACAATAGCAATTACAAACACAAATGAATATGATTTATTATACTTATTCTGTAAAACAGGAGAGACAATAACATTAACACATACTGGAAGTCCTTCTTCAAATGGACAGATAGTTACAGTTAGTGGTGCTAATGAAACTCTTTCAGCAACAAAACCTTCAATACTTATCAGAAAAGGAAATTATTGGTATGGTTATGGAGGAGGTACAGTAAGCGATGGTTCTATCACAACAGCAAAATTAGCTGATGATGCAGTAACCTCAGCAAAGATAGGTGACAATGCAGTTAACGGTACACATATAGCCATGACCTCAGATGCAGTAGGTGATATTCTTTATTATGACGGTACAAATTATGCAAGATTAGCAAAAGGAAGTGCCAACCAAGTTCTTCAAATGGGTGGAAGTAATATACCAGAATGGGGAGCAGTAGCAGCAACAGAAATTGCAGCAGGTGCAGTAGGTACATCCGAATTAGCAGCAGATGCAGTTAATGGTGACAAGATAGCTGACGATGTAATTAACAGTGAACATTATGTAGATGGTAGTATTGACACAGCACATATAGCTGATGACCAAGTTACACAAGCAAAGATAGCAGCAGGAGCAGTTGGTTCAACTGAACTGGCAGATGATGGTGTAACACTAGCAAAAATGGCAGGTT